ATGTTACTGTTGGCGCTGCCACTCTCGCCGGAGGCGTGGGCGCCGCCGGCGCCTTCTCCGGCTCGTTGACCTTCCCCGCAGTACGACTTCGCAACAGCGCATCGGATGGCGGGCTATCTTCAGCAACAACCGCATATTGGGGTTGGCAGAACACCCGAACAGCCAATTCTACACAGTATGACCCAAGCTGTGCAGACACACTTCGCTACTGGATCACCTCTAGTGTGGACGATCTGGCATCTTCAGGAGTGCGTTATCCTTCCGGTTATCCGGGAGTTCAAGCCTTCGCGGAAATCTTTAGCTTGCTTAACGTCTGTACTTCATCGTCACCTGATGGAGCATTCTACTATTCCTCGGGTTCGTACTCGGGACCAGATACCGGCACCGGACTGTGTTACTCTTATGTTCGCGCAACGGCAGGAAGATCTTTGGAAGATCTGCTCAACTTGGGTTATAACCAGTTTACGGCTCCGTTCCACGGCGGTTATGACGGATTTGATATCACATATCCCGATCCTCTTTACAATGCGGGCATCGGTTCGACTGAGGCAAACAGCTACACCTACCACACGTGGAAAAGAGCTGTTGACACTGTGCGCGATCCAGAATATATTAACATGAATCTGTTGGCGGCTCCTGGCTTGACCAACAACACACTGACAAGTCACATGATGACCGTGTGCGAAGAACGCGGTGATGCAATGAGTCTTATTGACTTGGCGAACGTGTACATTCCGTCTCACGAAGCATACAAGTCCACGAAGAGTGCCCGAATTGGCACAACACCAACGAACGCGGCTAAGGACCTTCGCGATAGAAGAATCGACACTAGTTATGGCGCTACCTTCTACCCATGGGTGCAGACCCGCGATGAAAACACAGGACGCCTTCTGTGGATTCCGCCAAGTGTGGCTATGATGGGCGTTTTGGCGAGTTCTCAGGCTAAGTCTGATGTCTGGTTCGCTCCCGCTGGCTTTAACCGCGGCGGACTTACCGACGGCGCCGCTGGAATTCCGGTTACAGCGGTCACTGAGCGTCTTGTGTCTAAGGACCGAGACACTCTGTATGAGTCACGCATTAACCCAATTGCTTCTTTCCCGAACACAGGTATTGTGGTCTTTGGTCAGAAGACACTGCAGGAGCGTGCATCCGCACTCGATAGAATTAATGTGAGACGACTTGTTATCTACCTTAAGAAGCAGATTTCTATTCTCTCCACGCAGGTTCTCTTTGAGCAGAATGTTCAAGCCACTTGGCTTCGCTTCAAGTCACTTATCGAACCGTTCCTTGCAAACGTCAAGGTCCAATTCGGTATCACTGATTACCGATTGATTCTTGACGAATCTACTACAACCCCCGACTTAATCGATCAAAACATCTTGTATGCGAAGATCATGATTAAGCCAGCGCGCGCTATTGAATACATCGCAATTGACTTTGTGGTTGCTTCAAGCGGCGCATCATTTGACGATTAATAAAAGAGCGGAGTTTTCCCTCCGCCACACTAATTAAAATATAAACAGGAGTTATTAAATTATGCCATTCTGGTCAGAAAATTTCGGACAAAGTGCCGATATGAAGGATCCTAAAAGAAACTTTAGGTTTGTCGTTCAATTTGACGGGATCAACGATCCTAACGCCGGAGGCTCGCAGTTGTGGTACGCCAAAACTGTTACAAAACCTTCTTTCGCAATTAATGCCGCGGAACACAAATATCTAAACCATACCTTCTATTATCCCGGAAATGTTAGTTGGAACGAAGTTACAGTAACTTTGGTTGATCCTGCTAGCCCAGACATGACCGCAACCTTGGCAGACATTATCCAACTTTCCGGATATAGCCCCCCGGCTTCTCCTGACGATTTAACCAGCATTTCTAAGGCTAAGGCAGCGAGCGGCTTAGGCACTGTTATTGTGCGCCAACTAGACGCTGATGGCAACGATTTAGAAACTTGGACACTTTGGAACTCCTTCATTACCGATGTTAAATTCGGCGATAACCTAGAATATGGTAACGACGATTTGACAGAGCTTTCAGTCACCATGCGCTATGACTGGGCACGTGTAGAGACCAAGAACCCATCGGCTGCCGCCGGCGGTGGAACCGAATTCTTCAACGTATAACAAATAGACAAATTAAACAACGAGGTGTACATTGTCGAGAAATAAAGACCGCTTAGGGAACTCAAAGCCGGAGGCTGACTCACTCCCCCCCCAAGCGCTCCAACAAAACACGAACCCGGGGTTCTCCTTTGTGGTTCCAACAGAGTTTGTAGAGTTACCATCAGGGGGCAGATATTACCCAGAAGGTCATCCGCTATGTGGCGAGAATAGCTTAGAAATTAAGCAAATGACCGCTAAAGAGGAAGATATGCTTACCTCTCGCACTCTCCTTAAGAAGGGAGTAGCGTTAGATCGAGTGATCGAAAGCTTGCTTATGAATGCGCAGATCAGTGCTGACGACCTGCTTGTCGGAGATAAGAATGCAATTATTATTTCCACCCGAGTCTCAGGCTATGGAAGCGAATATACAACTCAAGTGAATTGTCCTAGCTGTGCCGTTACGCAAGATTATACGTTTGATTTAAACGAAGCTAACATTTACACTGGCGAAAACGCTCAGAAATTAGGTTTAACTGATAACGGTAACGGAACATTCACAACCAGATTACCGCGCGCGGATGTGGATGTCACATTCCGCCTTTTGACCGGTCGCGATGAGAAACGGATGGTGGCTCATCTTGAAAACGCACGCAAGCGCAAGAAGCCCGAACAGGCTGTTACGCTGCAGTTGCATTGTATGCTTATAAGCGTTGCAGGCGATGATTCTCCCGAAGCCGTTAAATATCTGATCGATAATATCCCTTCGATGGATTCGCGCCACCTACGCTTAGCGTATAACCTGGCTGCCCCTAACGTTGATCTAACACAGCATTTCGAGTGCACCGAGTGTGGTCATGATCAGGAAATGGAGGTGCCGCTCACTGCGGACTTTTTTTGGCCTGACCGATGAGTATATTGAGAACGTTTATGAACAGTTTTTCTTCTTAAAATATTCAGGGGGTTGGTCATTTTCCGAAGCCTACAACTTGCCCCTTGGATTGCGGACATGGTTTGTCAAGCGCCTTGTTAAGCAGTTGGAGATGGAAGCAGAAGCGATGGAAAGGTCTTCTAAAGGAAGCAAAGGGGGGTCTCAGACACTGAGTGCCCATAATCAGCCAGCCACCCCATCCAAGTATAAATAAATTTGAGTCGAGGATAGTGATATCTTCGACTTTTCTTGTATATAACTAATTATTTTGGAGACCTAACGTATGGCTGATGAAACCACATATACCATCGCCGAGAAAGAGCGAATAGCAAAACTCGTTGCAGATGGCAAAAAAGATGAAGAGGCGATTAATCAAATAATGAAAGAGCGCCTGCTCGTTGAGAGGGACTCTTTAAAGACCTTAGAAGATCGCGTTATAAAATACGAAGAATATTATAACAAACTAAAGAAAATTAAGGATATTCAGGACAATGATTTGCTGCTGGGGCGCCAGATGCTTGAGATTAACCAAACCAAGCTTAAACTCATGGAGATGGAGTTCAAAGAAGGCGTAAAGGACAAAGAAGAGCACCTCAAAGCGTATGAGGAACTCAAAAACATCGTCGAGGCACAAAAAGAAGTCAAAGGCATACAAGAAGAGATCAACGAGGAAATCGGAGCGTACTCAGATCTCCAGAAAAAAGTTTATAAGAGCACGATGAAGTTGGTAGTAGCCCATAAAGAAGGCAAAAAAGCTGCGCTCGCGTGGGCTAAGGCATCGCAAGGTATCGACAAAGCAGCCTCCAAGGGCATTGGGATGTTAATTGATGTCACCAAAGACCTTATTTTCTCTTTTGATGCTGTCACCAAAGACTTCGAGAAAGCTACCCAGTTAAACAAGTCGTATACCAAGAGCATCGAACAGACATATACCGAGTTAAACATCTACGGCGCCACGTTAGAAGAGGTCTCAAAAGCTCAGACTGACTTAATTAATCAGGTCTCCGACTATACGCTGATGCAAAAAGGTCAACGAGACGCACTCCTTGAAGTGGGCACTGTATTGGGCGATCTGGGCATTGCCACGCAAGACTATGCGCAGGGTGTTCAGAACTCCATCAAGTATTTTAGTCAGAGCGCCATGGGCGCCCGCAGCACCGCACTGGAACTTAAATCAACTGCCGAAGCTTTGGGCGTCGTTCCCGGTCAAATGGCGGCAGAATACGCTAAGATGGGACCGGCACTAGCAAAATTTGGAGAGCAGGGCGTTCGAGCATTCAAGGACTTAGCGAGAATTCAAAAGATTACCGGTATGGAGATGCAAAAGGTCCTCAATATCACCAATAAGTTTGATACGTTCGAAGGCGCCGCAGAACAAGCCGGAAAACTTAACGCCGCTCTCGGCGGAAACTTCGTAAACGCCATGGATCTCATGATGGCGACCGATCCAGCCGAACGCTTTAGCATGATTCGCGACTCCATCCTCGATGCGGGGCTTTCATTCGACAGCATGTCGTACTATCAGAAACAATTTTATACGGAGTCCTTGGGGCTCTCAGACGTCGGCGATTTGGCACTTATGCTGTCTGGCAACATGGATACTTTAGGCGCCGCCACCAACCAATCAGCCGCCGAGCTAATCGCTCAAAAAGAAAAAGCACAAGAGAACATGAAAATTCAAGAAAAGCTCAAATCAGTGTTTATTGAGATGGGCGAAGCGCTTATTCCGCTGGCAGAAACTCTAAGTGATATAGCTACGGTTCTTCAAAAACAAATGTGGATTGCAAAAACGGTAATGGGGCTCTTCGTCGCATGGAAAGTAATCACCGCCGCAATTGCTGTACAGAATGCCATTACAGCAGTCTCTATGTGGGGGTTGGCAGCAGGCGAAGAAGCCGTCGCAACGTCCGGTAGAAAAGCATGGGTTATATTTGGAATGATTGCGCTTGCAGGGCTAGCCATCGCCGCGGCATGGATGATCATGTCCCCCTCTAAGGTCGTGTTAGCCTTTTTCGGATTCGCCGCGGCACTTTTTGCAGTATCTCAAGTGGGCGATAAAGCCGCCGCCACACTTCAAAGATTGGCACTTCCGATCCTGCAAGTCGGCGCCGGAATAGCAATGGCAGCACTCAGCCTAGCAGCCATGGCAGCAGCATTTTCGCTGCTCGATGTGGCTCAAATGGCTGGAATGGGCGCGATCTTGGTTGCGATGGGTGTGGGGGCGTATTTCCTTGCGCCTGCACTATCGGCGCTTGGAATCGCCCTAATCAACCCGGCTGTTGCCGGAGGCTTGCTGGTCTTCGGCGCCACAATACTTATGATCGGTGGTGCCATCGGCATTGCCGCAGCCGGCATCGGACTCATGGCTATGGGCTTTGCTAAATTATTTGAAGCCATCGATCTACCAAAGCTGTTGGGCGTTGGTACATTTATGGCAGGGATTGCATTAGGCGCCCCGTTCTTGTTTCTCGGAGCGGCAGGGCTCGCAGTTATGGGCACTGGATTTGTTGCCATGGCACTTGGATTAGCACTGCTCAGCAAATCAAAACTCAGGTCAGTCGCTGATTTTGCGCAGGCTTTGGCTGAGGTCAAGTTAGGACAATTCCGTGAATTAGCGGATACCATTGAGCGTGTAGCAGACGCTATGGATAATATGCCCAGGCACACCCTGTTTCGGTTCCAGGCGGTTATGGATGCCACAGATCTGGCGGCAACTGCAATCTCCGCTATGAATCGCACACACGCCCCTTCCACCGCGACAGCGGGCACAACTGGAGCCACCCGAAGCACTGAGATCGCGCAAGTTACTGTAAATCTTAAATTGGACAGTAAGGTTTTAGAGAAGAAGGTAATTAGCATACACAAGACGCAATCGGGTATTGAAGCCCGTGAAGCGCTCTATAACGAATCGTAAGGAGGAACCTAATGGCGACAGATGAAAGTGATAACAAAGACAAAAACTTTAATGCCGGCAAATTAGGTCAGTTTGTTAAGTCTGGCAAAACAGGCGCACAATTGGCGCAAGATGCTGCAGCTATTGCGACTGCCGCCAAATTCAACACAGACTCAGTGGCTGCCGTC